ATGTTAGAATTACCAAGATAACCAATATCAGACATTATTTTGTGATGCTACGCAGCATCCAACGATGTTTGTGATGAACGTCGATTCTTCCAGCTAAAAAGTCCATTAAACCTTGTTTGTCGAACTGTTCAGCTAGTTTGAGTGCCATATTCAAACTATTCAGGACAATTTCATTATCAAGCATAAGTCTATTTGCCATTTCGATACCCATAGGAACATTGAGTTCATCTTGAATGTCAGATAATTCTTGATAACGTGAAAAAGATCCTGGTGCATAAGCATCAAGGGCTCTAATTTCTTCGGCGATTGGGTCAACTGCACCATGAAGTTCTCCATATAAATTTCCAAAGAATTCGTGGTACTGTGGAAAGTTAGGTCCTTCCACATTCCAATGATAGTTGTGCGCTTTAAGGTACATGGCAAAAGTATCTGCCAAAACTTTACGCATCATTTCTACTAAAGTATCCATTTTATTTCCTATTTACTATTTTTTAAAAATTTTACCAATTCGGTTGTAGAACCAACAAACACTGCCTTATCAACACTAATGCCACCTTTTTGTTGTTTTTCTTGTGGATTTAGTTCTTGTTTCTTCTTTTGTATTTCCATCAAATCTTTATTTAGCTCTGATAGATTCTTGATTAATCCTGCCGCCACTTCGTAGGCTCTTGGATGGTCTGAGGCTTTGGCAACATGCAAGATGCCATCGACGGCTAAACTACCTTTTTCAATCAGAGTTCGAATGTTTTTTCTGGCATATTCAGCGTCATCTTCGATTGAACTGGAAACAACAGGCAAAACCTCTGGTTCTTCTATAGTTATTGGTTCAACATCTAAGACTTCGGATAATTTTTCATTCAGTTTTTTCATATCAAGTATAAGGCCAATTAGTAATAGTTTCAGAGAAACCAAATTCATCATCAATTTCTGCCGTTAAAGGATCAACCTGTGTAACGACAGCCAATGCTTTGATTGGTGCATTGTCTACAGTTTTAATTACAAATGAAGCATTAGAATAATCTCCAGTAACTTTGTCGCCGACTTCTAAGAGTTTGTTTAATCCACCGGCTACAAGGACGCCATTGTTGGAGTTACTAAAGTAAACCATTTCACCAAAAACATTTCTCTTATTTACTCTTATTGTTTCGCCTGTGGTAAATACTCCATTACCGTTGGCAAACCAAACATAAACTTTCTGAGCATCTCTACTTCTTGTATCAACATAAATGTTTGTGTTTGCAGAACCGTATGTACCTGTATTGGCATTATAACCACCAATGACCTTACTTCCCGTTTTAACTGGTGGGAAAATATATCCTTTGACAGTAAACGACATATCCCAAGTAATCAATCGAGTCGAATAGGTGTCACCTTCGTATTCAACATTCGTTGTAACTGAATTTAAAAGTATAGGAATGTCATACTTCTTATTCATCGAAGAAATCAAATCAACCGTAACAATAAAATCTGGAGTAAAAAACGGAAGTATTTGTTCAATGATTTGTGTTCCATCTTCAGTGTTACGAACATAAACTGAAAGATTAAATTCGAAATTATATGGTACTGGCGAATACTGTGTCTTTAAAGACGATGCTGATTCTTTTGCGAAATGTTGATTCGTTGTTAGAAGTTTTCTAGTAGGATCATATTCCATTGAAACAAGTTCAAAAGATATTCTAGGAACAACCACATTAACAGACTTGATTAAATCTGGATCAGAAGTTAATTTGGTTAGATACTTTTCTTTTGGACCATAAGACAGTGGAACTTTGAACGATTCTTTAGGTGTAGTTCCATCTTTATTATAACGAACCAAGGTAATGTCATTAAACATTGAACCAAAAGCCACAACAATTTTGCGGATCGTTCTATTATAAAAATGTGAATTGCCTAACATTAATCACCACCAAACGGGTTAGTTTCTGTCCAGTCCATTATTCCATCTGCCTCAGATTCAATTCTAGCATTGTCAATAATATCTTCAAATGCAGTATTCATTGTTGCAGTATCAGAAACAGTGTTAATAATCCACTGTGCTGAACTGGTATTTCCTTTTACATTGCCTGATATAAAAGACCCTTGAACTCTTATTATATCTACATGAGTGTTTGGAACAAAATCATAAACAATCGCCTGAGCTGAGGCGGAAGATAGGCTTGTTCCTTGATAGATGATCTCATCATTTACAAATTTTCCTGAGCCAGAAGTCAAAGAAATTCTAGTTCTTGGATAATAATTTCTGATATTGTCATCAATTTCTTTAACTCCGGTATTTACAATCTCATTAGAAAATACATACTGTTTGAGTTTCAGGGCATAAACATAAACATTACCTGCACGACCACGACCTAATGTATAGTACATTGCTTGGTCATTTTCATGTTCAACGTGCATGATCTCAAAGAAACCACTAACAAGAGGAATATAAATCAAATCACCTTCTAAAGGTCTGGCCATAGGAACAACTTGTTTAAATCTACGGCGAGCAACTAGAAGGCTAATTTCATCCCTTATTTCCAAACCAAATTTAGAAATGAAATCTTGCTCACCTTCCATACCCATAACATTTTCCAAATACAATTCGATAGGATATGCTGAAGTATATTGTTTGATTGGATCTTCACCAAACAAATAGTCTACCACATCACGGCTTGATCTGGGAAGATAATAGACATCCATGCCATAAATTTTCATGGCTTCGATGAGCAAATCCTCTATGAGCAGCTGCTCAGAGGTTATGTTTTTTGGAAAATGATTAAAATAGACATTGGTTGCCATTCATCATCCCATGTACATATCGTTTGGCAACACATTGTAGGATTGCATTTCTTCTTCGATGGTTTTTAATTCTGCTGCAGCTTCATCATATATCTGTTGTCCATTTAAGACAACTCCACCGGGCATTTGAATGTTGCCAAATTTTTTGAGATTGTTACCCCACTGTTGTTTAATTTTTGCAGTAGCATACATCTTTAAAAATCTATCATTCCAAACATCGGAGTAACCTTCTTTTGTAGCAGCAACTCCAGATTTGTTTGATGTGACTGGACCTCTTGTTTCTATCTCTGTGGGTGAAACAATTTTTTTAACTGTTACTTCTTCACCACCAATAGAAATAATATCGTTTTCTAATATTTCTTGGTCAAATATTGTTCCTGTTCCTGTAACTGTATTTGATGTGGTATTAGCACTCATCGTTCCGGTTAAAGTAACTGTGTCAGGAACAAGTTTGCGATAGCACTCAACAACAACATAATCACCCACATCAACATCTCTATCCCAATCTATATCCAAAAATACTTTATTTTGGTGACGATTGAAACGAAACTGTGGCGTACCTGAAAATAAAAGATTCAAAGTACGAATATGTTGCATTGTAATTTCATACGAAACATATGACACCGAAGTAAAGTCATACAGATCATGAAGTCTTAACTGGTATCTCAAGTCAAACATATTAATCGACGAATTTGATTCATCGAAAGGAAAAATACCAGTGACAAATAACACTGCATCTGGACAATAAATCCAACGACGATTTATATCTTCAGCCGTTATTCTATGTTTCATGTACATCTTTTCTGTGCCATCAAAATGATAGTCGTGCCAGAAAGATAAAGCATCGTCGATTCGATCATCTATTTGATCGTCATCCACGTTAATGTCAATTACTGGCCAGCCAAGGCGGCGGAGACAGTATTCTTTGAGTTGTTTTCTGTTGGTTACTTTTGCCATAGTGGTCTATTTATCTTATTTTAAATTTCTTTTCTGAGTTTCTTTGCCATCTCTTTTTCTTTCTCATAAACAAATAGATAGTTTTTACCCATAATTATTTCAGACTGTCTGACAGCCGAAACCAAATCTTTCAATTGTGGTATATCCAGGCTGGATTTATGGTCGGTTCCCCACATATTTTTATCCAAAGTTACATGCCTTTCAATGATTTCAGCGCCAGCGCCGCAAGCCAAAATAGAAGGTAAAATGTCGATCTCATGGCCACTGTATCCTATTTTTAGATTAGGAAATTGGTTCCGCAAAAATGACATGGCATTCAAATCGATTTCAGAGTATTCTGACGGATAAGAGCTGTTACAGAGAAGCATCGAGTCTACCTTCGACTTCAATAAAGACACAGACTGTTTGACTTGTTCTAATGTGCTCATACCAGTAGATATCATTATTGGTTTCTTTGTGTGATTGTAAATCTCTGTCAATAACTTGTTGTCTGTGATACAGGCACTTGGAATCTTAATGTAAGGAACATCATATGAATTAACGAAATGAAAACTAGGTATATCCCATACACTGGCTGTCCATTGGATTCCTATTTTCTTACAATAGGCTTCAATGAAGTTATATTCTTTTTGTTCAAACTCTATCTTTTTTTTGTACTCCAAATAAGTCATTTTACCCCAAGGAGTATCTCTAAGTTTTGATTTCTGATCTTCGGGTACACATATATCAGGATTTCTTTTTTGAAATTTTACGCAATCTACACCAGCCTCTTTAGATTTTTCTATCAGTTCTATAGCTTTATCCAAGTCACCGTTATGATTAATACCAATCTCAGCAATAATTTTTATCATATTAAAATAAAAGCCTTATAAAGTCTCTGTGTTTTGTTCTAGCAAATGTACCTCTATGGATAAAATTTGAAATAAAGAAAAAAGTGGAGCACCTTGGTCCTAAAATTTTTGTTATCTCATCTTCCGATGGTTGAAGTAAATTAAATCTACTTGTTTTCCAATCTCCAATTTTGGAGTTATAAAAGTAATATTCTGGATTATTTAAATACTCAAATTGTCCACCACCATCTTCTACATCGTTTAGATAAATCCCAACAGAAAAATTTTTATGTAGGTAATTATCTATGTGCCAATACTGTGTGATCCAATAATTGTTTTTATCACAATCTTCCACATTCGTATAACTTGGAACATCTGTAACACAATTTCGATTTATTTGAACGTCAATAACAGGAACACCAAACAATTGTTCAAAATATTCAATAATATTTTTTGCTGGTGTATTATCTTTTAAAGAAACTCTGACTGGCAATCCGTTGTATGTTTGTTTAACTTCTACTTTTTGAGAATCACTCAATTGAAAAACTATCTCATCAACACAAGGTTCTATTACATCTTTATACGTTAACCCCATATCTCGAAATGGAGAAGGAGAATCACCTTTAAAATATTCGGGAA